CACACACAACACCATACACTCATTACATACACATACACAAACAACAACAACAACAACAACAACAACAACAACAACAACAACAATACATAATAAATATAAATATAAATAACATTTGCAATAAATATGAAAATAAATATAAGTAGTCCTTCTGCTATCGGTTAGCTTCTTATAGTCTCTTAGCATAGCGATAATAATAAATATGCAATAAATTTGCAATAAATATAATCCTAACCGCTATGCGTTATATGTGAGAGTACTCTCACAATAATAAATATAAAGCTTATCGCTATGCGTAGGTACATTTATATTTATTAGTTCATATTTATTGGTTATTGTGGGTGAGAGAATAAATATAACTTAGATTGTAGTAATTCATTAGTGAGTAGTAAACACTAGAGAGTAGCAAACACCACACAGTAGTAAATAACAAACAAACAAGTTTGTTTGTTAATAGCTGGCTATATGCTGGCTTGCTAGATTTATGGGCTTTGGGTTGTGTTGCACACTCTCACATAGTCTTATTATTCGATAGTTGAAAATCTTGGGTTTATTGTTATGTGTCTTATATATATAGACCAGGTACATTCCGTATTTGGGAGACTTTGAGACTAGAAAAATCTTGGGTACAGCTATCCGAAATTAAAAAAAATAAAAAAAATAAAAAAACTCAAAATTAATTTTGAGCTAATTCCAAATCGTCAGCTTCGCCGTCTTCGACCACACCAGTTATAGTGTATTCATAATCCGTGCCGTCTATCTCGATTTCAACAGTAAACTCAGTCTCCCATTCGTTATCTTTAATATCTACTTCATCTGCGGTTACATCGTCAAGTAAATCATATTTATTGTCTACGTTTGGGTAATCCTCCAAAGCTATGTCTAGACCTAAATCTTCAACAATTTCTTCATAATCGTATGTTTCGTTAGCATCTCCATAGTCGCCATTTACATCTTTAAACTCAAATTCTTCTTTCCACTCCTTTAAGAATAAAGCTATTGAGGCTTCTCGGACTGCTAATTGTTCATCAAGGTCTGTAAGCTCCACTGGTTCATCTTCAACTACTGCTGGAATTGTGTAAAGTATTCCATCAATTGTTACCATGCCGTCTGTTGCTACTGGTACTAAATCAGTTGCTACATAGTTCTCTGACAGGTATGTGGCATCAAAGTAATTTTCGTTGTCTATATCCACTCCGGACGCTGCGTTAAAACAAATTATACCAACTAAAATAGTCGCTATAAGTCCAAACGCAATAGCCCATATTGTTTCGTTTTCCATATTGTTTTCACCCGTTAAGGTACTATAAATAAAAATTTAGTATGATTTAAACGTTGTGGTCACTACTTTACTCGTCACCACCATGTCGTGGTTCTACTGCTAGTATTTCCCGTAGCATCTGGATTCTCCCAAATAATTCGTCGCGGCTTTGCACTAAAAGCATAGGAAATCCCAATAGGCGACTTTGAAATGGAACCCTTTGGTTAACCATTAAATTCTGCAAATTGTCTAGCATGTTGCTAAGTACTCGGTCTCCTTCGTCAGTTAACCTCATTTTTTGTTTTACTGGGATTTTTTGTTCTTCCATCGTTCGTATAATAATTTTAATTCGTAATGTTTTTCGTCTTTGAGATTATTTAAAAAGTCTATGTCGTTCATTATTCCATTGAGTTCTTTCCTAAATAATTTTTTCGCTAGTGATTCGCATATACGTTTTGTGTTTACGAATGTAGCTACGATGTTGTAAAAATCTACCAACTTACGGCGAAACATTTGAATTTCATCTGCCGGTTGTGGTTTACTGCGAATCGTTCGTTCTAAAGCAATCCATAAATCACGCTCCGTACGTGTAAAATCCACTATTATTAGATTATCTTCAAATTCCATTTCATCCAAAGTAAGTTGGTATTTCTTTAGGCATAGGAGTACTGTTTCTTTCCCAAATAGTTATAACATGAGCATTGTGCATATTTAATAATTGTACTGGATTTACATCCATACTAACTTTTTTTTCTTGACAATTTTGGTGTATGTTTTCTAATGTTAAATATAATAGTACCATTGCGTCAGATTCCGTAACTCCTTCTTTTTTAAAAATTTTCGCAATCTGGCTTTGCAATTTTTCTACTTCTTCTTCCTTAGCAATTAAATCTTTTAACTTAACCATTTAATAAACTCGTACGTATTACTCCAACAATATCTTTACACTCTTTCCCTTTAAAATAAACTTTATAATGTTTACCATGTGGGTGAAGCGGAGTAATTAAATACTCTTCAGATTCTAATGTAAAATGTCGTGGTTCTTTCTTTTTCATTTTTCTATTGTCTCAACAGCGGTTACTGCCTTCTCATATTCCTCAACTTTTTTGCGGAGTTCACGGAGCCTGTTAACAGTAACTTCATTAAATTCTCTGAACGCTACCTGCTTTTTTTCAAGCTCCGCTTTCTCCTTATGCAGTTTTTCTCTAAGCACACTACTTTCTTGTACTAATTCCGCAAGCTCTTCTTTTAAGACGACGAGAATATTATTAGTTTTCTTTACCATGTTTATATCAAAACACTCTCATATATAAATGTTTCGTTTGTGGTATTACATATATCCTAATGTTCTTAATCTGCGGAGAATAGATTCCTTAGATTGGCTTCTCCCATCCCTCTCTTTTTCATCCGTAGTCTTTAATTCCTCAATCATTTCGCTAACTGTGCAAGCATCGGATTTCATTGGTTCAGTACAACAAGCGCATCCTAAACTTCTATAACGTTTTCCATTCTTAGAAAAGTATAATGGATTTATAGGTATGTCATTTTTTTCAATGTATTCCCATATGTCTGATTCCGACCAGTGTAAAATGGGGTGAACTCTAACATGGTCACTACCTTCAAATTCTGTTTGAAATAAACTCCATCCTGATAATTCAGTTTCCTGCAAAATTTTAAACGGAGAATCTCCTTCTTCCATCTCTTCTTCAGTTTTCATACGGATAAAGTTCCATTTAAATTCTTCATCTCGTGGTGAAAAATATCTTTCTATCATTCTCATGTCTGCTTCATCCTGGCGGATTGACATAATTATTGCATCCCACTTATATTTTTTGACAGCGTCCTTTAGAACGTTTGTTTTTAATGCCATGCAACATTCAAAGGCACCTTGTTTATCAGGAGAATAAGCTGCGTTATTTGGATTTTGTATGACCATCAACGGTAAATCCCATTCTTTGGCTAGCCTGTCTCGATATTCGTAAATTTCTTTAAATTTTTTCCCTGTGTCTATGTGAACTACTGGTATTGTAATCTTACCGCCAGGCGATGCCTTACGAATTAAATCTAACATAACAGTAGAATCTTTTCCAGTAGACCACATTACTACTGGATTTTTGAATCTACTTAAACATTCCTTTATAATATAAACAGATTTGCTTATCGAATCTCTATCCATCAATCCTCCTTAGGTTTTTTCCATTCACCATAACATATCGCTGCGACTTGTTTGTCGTCTCTTCCAGGGTCCGCAGTTTTTAGAGCCTTTATGCAACGAGATATAAAGTGTTGTTGTTCTTCATTCGGAGTTGGTTTTGGTATTGGCATTTTATTCTTAGTCTTTTATTATATTTAAAAGTATTCTTTTAGTGGAGAATCTCTAAATTTTTCCAATGCGGTTTTCCCTTTAGTACTTAAATAAAACCACCCATCTTTTTTTTGTAATAATTTATTACTAGATAGCATTTTTAAGTACTCCAGCACTAACCGGTAGGATAAATTAGCGTTTTTCATTATTGTGTAAGGTGTTGCAGGACGTTTGTATATTTCCTCTAGAACATCCCAAATTATTTTAGTTCTGCTTCTTCGCATTAACACCATCTCTAATTAATTTTTTAGTAAACATAATTTGTTTTTTTAGGTTATCAATTTTATTAACTAGTCCATCAATATTAGATTTAGATATTATCGTAGATAATTCTTGTTCTAATGGTAATAGCTTATCGCGCATTTCTGCAATTTTTAATTGTTTCTTTGTAATCACTATGTCGCTTTCCGCCTTCTTTATATTTTTGGTTGTTAGCATCATTTCTTTTGAATTTAGTCTTCTGTTTGCCATGTTTATATCAAAACACTCTCATATAAAAAGATTGCGGTTATATTACATTGTTGCGTTAGAGGGACTTTTAGCAAACTATATAAATGTATCAACGCATAAGTATTTATGAAAAAAGGTGGTGTTGGTGGCGCAAACACTAATAAAAATGGTCTTAAATTTGAAAGAAGAATAGATATTAAGACTTCTTTTGAAGGTTTAAACGGTTATTCAGTAGCCCGTGACGCTGGTGTGCAGTTGATACCCTGATGCTTAGTTAGAAAATCCTAATAAATGGCTTGAGCTAATTGAGTTAGCTCAAAACAATTAACAATAAACTCCTGCTGGAATCACTTTCTTTTCAGAATCTAAGTTATTACAAATCTCTTTGAAACCTTTTATTATTTGTTTTGTATCTAAATAGTGTTCTTTACATTCGCAACAAAATAAATGCGAATCTACTTCAACAACGGCATAATCGTTATCACTGATTGGCGTGCATACTTTAGACGTGCCTTCTTTCTCTTGCAAAACCGACCCACAGAAAAAACATTTTGCCATTTTTATATATCCCTTACTTCACATATATCATCACTTATATTTATATCTTTGTCTTTATTGTAAGATTGTGATTTTCCAATATACTTTACATATCTTTTACATTCTTCTATTTTTGGTCTTCTTCTCATTTTTTCAAGGTCTTTTCAATGTGTATACACATATATTTATTTAAAAGCTTACCTATAAGTCCCTCTAACGCAACAATGTACGGTTATATGGTAACATTTATATATAAGAACGTTTCTGTATAAAGTATGAAAGTAATTCACATATTTAACCAAGCAAATGTAGCGGCGACCTTTGTTGAGGCATTAAATAGATTGCCAGATGTTGAAGCTGAATGTCATACTACTAAATTAATGCACAAGCCTGGTTTTGGCGCAACAGTTCACGATATTGGGCGGGACTGGATGGTTATGATACATAACCTTTTACCGACGCTTTATGAAGCGGATATTATTCATATTCATACTAGTTTTCTTACCGTAGCATTTCTCCGCCTTCAAGGATTAAAGTTAATTAACACACCAATAATACTACATTTTCATGGTAGTGAGATTAGAGATAGATACCATGAACAATTAATAAATGGGATAGAGTGCGCAAACAGGATTATGTATTCTACTCCTGACTTACTTTCTAGTATCGAAAAATTTGATTTGGCTTTGCCACCAATCCACGTTCCTAATCCAGTATCCAGAAATGTATTCAAACCCATAAAACCCTATTGTGATGAGCGGAAAGAAGCTGTTTTATATTTTAGAACCGAAACTGAACCTTTAAAATTAAGTAGAAGGATGGTAGAACTAGTAGAAAAGAAAACTGGCTATCCAGTAGAAGTTATAGACCGCGCTAATAATTGGATACCTCACGATGAAATGGCCCAGTTGTTAAATAAATACAACTACTTCTTAAATGATTTAGCAGGCGATGATGCACTGTCATATACATCCCATCAGATGTTAGCTACAGGGGGAAAAGTAATTACTACTAGTGCAGATATGATTAGTAGAAATGAAATAAGAATTATTGATATCCTTCCTGAAGAATATGATGCTGATAAATCCGTAATGATTTTATATAATGAATACAAGAGGTTAATTGAAGAATCGAATGATGGATAAATATGCAGATTATTGGGGTAGTAGAGCTGGAGAATTTTTAAGAAAAGGTTTAATTGAGGATGTTCCTGCATTGCTAAAAACTATAGAGCGTTATTCCAAAGACGGAGCTAAACTACTAGAAGTGGGGTGTGGTGCAGGTAGGATGCTAGAACCAACTGGCGCAACCGGAATTGATTTTTCTGAAGAGATGTTGAAGAAGAATAAGTTTTACCCTGAACGAGCTAAACACGCCACTGCGGAGGACTTGCCGTTTGAAGATAAGGAGTTTGATATTGCATTTACACATAGTTGTTTTATGCATATTCCAATGAATATTATCGAAGACTCCGTTCGTGAAATCCAAAGGGTGGCAAAAATAGTCATACTTAGTGAGTGGAATAATAAGGATGGAGAAATACGAGAGTATATGTTACCAAACAATGAGCGATTGGCGGGGGTTTTTGGACATGATTATGTGGATTTGTTTAGAATGCCTTTAGTCGAAGAGATAAAACTGCCTGATGCTAGGCAAATATTAGTATTTAAAGATGGCTAGAGATGAAAGATTAAAGGTAAGTTCAGGAGTTATACGTCCAAAAAAGAAAACGTTTGGAACTCCTGAACCAAGAAATGTTATATTGTTTATAATGGACTCTGTTCCGGAGTATCAATTCCAATTAGCTAAGCCCAATTACTTTACTAAGTTAGCAAATTCGTTCAGAGGTTTTTATTATGATGATGCGTGGTCCCCTTGTAATTGGACATTACCTGCTATGACTAGCTTTATGACTGGTAGATTACCTCATTCTGATGGTAGCGAACAAGTTTTGGAATCTGATTTTGAAATGCTAGACACTTTGAAAGAAACAGGATACAATACCTACTTTTTTACTGGATTAGGTTTAATAGACTTTTGGGGATACAAAGATAAATTTACGTATTATAAAAATTTCTTCAATACTCACGTAGATAAACCAGAAATGTCTGCGCAGGAGATAGTCGATGATGCGATAAAAGTTATAAAAGAACCTTACTTCGCTGTGTTTTTAATGGCAGAGACTCACTACTGGTTTGAGACTCCTTTCTTTAAGATGCCCGAAGATAGGAAAATGAGTTTGGGTAGATTCTTTCCTCGTAAGAAACCTACTAAAGAACACTTACAATATTTGTTAGATAGACAGATTGATTCGATTAGATATTTAGATAATATGTTTGAGAAACTTCACGAGAAATTACCAGGAGACCCTGTTGTAATAGTTACTGCTGACCACGGTACTGTTTTGAAAGATGATTGTGATAGATATTTTCATGCGTGGGGAAACCACGTAGATATGTTTAACGTTCCTTTGTTGATTTATAATATTAGTATGATTAAACGATTAGACCCGAAGGTGTTACCGAATGGCAAAAAATAAAATAGTCGTAGTTGGAACAAGACCCAATTTAATTAAGCTCCCATCATTTTTTAAGTTAGAAGGAAAATTAAAAATTGTGTGGATTGGACAGCATTGGGATAAAGAGTTAACTGATTTTATCTATAAAGACTTAGATATTCCTAGACCTGAGATTTACAAGAGCATTGGTAGAACAGCGAAGGGGCAAGGTGATTTTATTGCTAAAGCTATTACCGCTACTGAAGAAATTATCCAAGAGTTAAAGCCAGAGGAGTTATTTGTTGTTGGAGATTGCAATGTAACGTTGGCTGCAGCTATCGCTGCTAAGAAAAATGATATTAAATTATGTCATATTGAAGCGGGGTGTAGGGCGGATAGTGCAGTACAGGAGGAACTTAATCGTAGAATGGTGGACCAAATATCTGATGTACTTTACGCACCAGATGCTTTTTGTATGGATAACTTATACCGAGAGCATGTTAAAGGTAAAATAATTTTATCTCATAATTTTCAGGCAGAAACATTAAGGTTGTTTAACTTTTTATCACATCCACCTCAAAAACACTTAGTTTTAACGTTGCATAGGCGAGAAAATGTTACTGATGAAGTTAAATTACGTAGGATACTTAACACTATAGTCTCTAAATTGAAAGGTAAAGGTTATGTTATATACTTTCCAGTACACCCTCATACTAAAAAGATGATGGAGGAGTATGGATTGTGGGATGATTTTACAGCTAATGAATTTATTAATATTAGTAAATCTATGTCTTATAAAACGTTCTTAAATTTAGTAGCACGCTCATCAGGAGTAATAACTGATAGCGGAGGCTTACAAGTTGAGGCGGATTTACTAGATAAACCCTGTGTTACGGTGAGAGACAGTACGGAATGGGTGTATACCACGAGCAATAAAAATAGAGTTGTAGGTTCTAGTAAAGCGGGAATTGGGGCAGGTATGGACTATTTGCTCAATTACTACTAAACAGAAACATTTAAATATGAGAATGTTTGTATATAAACATGTCGAAACTAAAAGAATCAACTAGATTAGACATAAAAGAACAAGTATTTAATACACTTACTGATAAATATAAGTCTACCTACTCAGTTCAGAAAGAGATTGGCAGGTCATGGAAATTTACATATCAAGTACTGAACCAATTATTTGAAGAACGGAGAATTATGCAGATAAAGGTAGGTCATTTAACGTTTTGGTGGAAATAATGGTAAAATGTCCCTATTGTCCGAGAAAATTTAGAGCGAATGCTAAGTTAGAAAAACACGTAGAATCAAGGCACAGTGATTCTAGAATAAGAAAACGAATAGCTTTATCTCCAACAGCTTGTCCGTTGTGTGATAGAAAATTTAAGAACATACACGCCATTTTAACGCATATTAGGCGGTCTAAGGATAAAAAGCATAAAGTTAATTATGATGTGATTAAGAAGTTATACGTAGAGTACGCTGAATCCAAAGATAAAACTAAAAAAATAATAAGCACCTCTAGTCCAAAAGTTTATCCTACAAAACCGACGTCCGTTATAAAAAGAATTTTCGGATTCGGAAATAAGTAAATTTATATAGTATAACGGCATACTAATAACATGGAAGACGTTAATAAATTAATTTCTAAAATACCAGATACTGCTGAAAATATGCATAAGGCTAGAGTTCTTAGAAAATTTTTAGAGTCTGATGAAAAAGGTATTGTTCATATTAAAGAAATGGAGGATGGTTATTTTGAGAAAAGCATTCCTGACGAAACACTTGCGGCGGTTGCTAGAAACTTTTTTGTAAGGTGGAGAGACGAAAATAAAATTGAGCGGTCTTATGATTTAGCAACTCTTTATTTGTTAGTAATGAATTTTGTTAAGTGTTTAATTTTAGAAGAATATGTTATAAAACAACTAGCTACTGGAAAGTTTAAAAATAAGGAGGAGCGCGGAATAATGAGTTTAATTAGCACGTTGGATGCTAGTTACCAAAAACTAGCTAAATCTTTAGGGATGGATTTAGCAATGGATAGGCGGTCTCGCGTGCAAAAAGAACTACGAACTGTAGAAGATGGTAGTTCTATAACTATGATTTTAAGTAATAAATTACGTGAGGAAGATGAGTGAGCCTGCACCATTTCAACAAGCGACTAAAGCAGAAGCCAGTGATTATTTGCGTAAACTAAGAGATGACGCCGTTTATTTTGCAGAAACTTTATTAAGGGATTTTGCTGACCCGAGAAAACCATTAAAGTTATTTTGGTACCAGAAAAAGATTCTTCGTAGTAAAGCTAATAGAATTTTGTTAAACATTAGTAGACAAACTGGAAAATCTTCTATTGCTATTATCATGGCAATTCACCACGCAGTTACTAATCACAATAGACAAATTCTTATAATCTCTAGAAGTCAAGAGCAGTCGTCTGATTTGTTAAGGAAGCTAACTAAAGTCGTTATGGATAGCGAATTAAAAGCAGATGTTGTTTTAAATTCTACTACTAAGTTGTCATTTAAAAATGGTAGTTTAATAGCGTCATTACCTACGTCTGAAGCTACAATTAGAGGTTACGCACCTCACTTAGTCATACTAGATGAAGCTGCAATGTTTCCTGATGATGAATTATTTGCTGCAGTCCGGCCAATGTTGGCAGCGACTCATGGCAGGCTTGTTCTCATGTCGACCCCCAAGGGAAAGCGTGGATTTTTTTGGAATATGTTTAATAAATGGTGTGAGCAAGTTGACGCAGAAGTTTTTAACATGCCTTATATAATAACCGCTTCTGCAGTAGAATTATATGGGTTAGACCCCTCGCTGGTTGGAACTATAACTTGTCCCTTGCATGATTTAGAGTTTTACGACATAGAACGAGAGCAAATGACTAGTATTAAATTTAAACAGGAATATGAATCACGTTTCGTCGATGAGTCTGATGCCTGGTTTCCGTATGAGATGTTTATGCCATTAATGCGAGATAATATTTTAAAATACGATGGAGACCCAGAAAAAGAGTACTTTATAGGGATAGATTGGGGTCAAGTTGCGGATTCTACAGTTGTGGCAGTTGTAGAGCGAGAAGAAATAAGTAATAAGACTTATTTTAAGGTAATAGTTTTAAAAGAGTTTTTTCAGTCAAAACACAGCGTTTCAATGGATTATATTTACGATATTAACTCACGATTCAATATAAGCGGAGGTTTATCTGATTTAGGAGGGGGAAGAGCGCAAACAGAGGAACTTGAAGACAAAGGAATGCAAATTGAAGGTATTGCTTTATCTCAGCAGTCAAAAATAGACATTTTATCGTGTATGCGAAAGCTAATGGAGCAACGGGCGTTGGAACTTCCTAAAAACGAAAAGCTTGAGCGTCAATTACACAGCTTTTCTTATTCTATTGGTAAGTCGGGACGCTATTTATTACACCACTCTAAAGGGGAACACGATGATATGGTGGACGCAATAGGTTTAGCGTTGTGGGCTGCACAAAATAAAAGAACTGGGACTGGAGCAAGCTTCCGGATGCCGAGCGTTCTGCGATAGATTTAAATAAAAGAAGTGGTACTATAAATCATGGTTAAATCTAAAAAAGAAAAACTTGGAAGGCGTTTGTTGACATTTTTAAGTAAAGGACGGCGAGATTCTGTCCCATTTTCTATGAAACCGTTTACTAATGAAGCTGAACCAACCCCTGATGATTTAGAATTATTTGAATCGCTATATCGTTCAGTTCCTGAGCTTTTCCAAGGAATTAATACTATGGCGGATAACGCAATTTTAGCAGGGTACGAAATTTATTATGATGACGAAGGACGTAAAACTGAAATGAGGGAAACTTTAGATAATTTAGATTTTACTGCTATTTTAATTAATGTTGCTAAACAATTACTCATATTTGGAAATGCGTATATTGAAGTTAGTTATGTTGGCCCAGAGATTACAGCCTTAGATTTTATACATCCTTCAACAATGGAATTGGTGCGAAATAAACAAGGAGTAATTGAAAAATATGTTCAAACAGATTCTTTTGGGGTTAAGCACGAGCTATCCCCTGATGAAATAATACATTTTAGTTGGAATAAAATAGCAGATAATCCTTATGGTATTGGCTTAGTAGAACCACTTAAAAAAACAATAACTTATAAATTAAATACTGAATTGGCTATAGCTACTTCTGCAGATAATTATGCGAATCCAGTTCAGATGTGGTATTTTGGAACTGTAGATAGACCATGGACCAAAGTTAAAATACAAGCATTTTTAGACGATTTTAGTCCGTCAAAAAGTATTGGGGTGTCCGGAGACGTACGGTTCGAACTTAAAGCTCCTAAGGACCAATTACGATTAGATTATTATTTGGAACATAACAACAGGCAAATGTTAGCCGGAATACAAGTTCCAGATTGCTTGCTGGGGTGGGGACAAGGAACCACTGAAGCTGTAGCAAGAGTTGAATTACAAGGATTTGATAGACGCGTCCAGTCATTAAGATTGGACATTAAACGCCCCATAGACACCCAGTTGTTTCCACTCATCGCTAAATTGAAGGGTTGGGATAGTAGTCCCTTATTGCTGTGGCCACTAACAACATCTCAAGAGTCAGATGTTGCCGAAGAAATGGTTAAATTAGTTGGTGCCGGCATTATTTCAACGGACTACGCACGAATGCGCTTGGGAATGGAAGACGGCGCAGTAATTAGTGATGGTGGGGAGGAAGAAGGAGGGAGTACGGAGCCGGAGCCAAAAGAAGAACCAATTCCGGATGATAAAGAAACAGATGGCGGAAGCAGTAGCGATAAACGTGAAGAGGGGAGTTGAGGTATTAACTTTTACGTGTCCAAAGTGTAATAGGAAGTACGAAGCACCTATATATACTAAGGATTTCCTATGCACGCATTGTTTTCAATTAGATTACGAGTGGAATTATGCTACCGTATCTAAAGTATACGACGTATGGAAAGATACGTTGTTAATAATACCTGATGAATAAAAAATTATTGCTAGACATTGAACTGAAAAAAGCTATGCTTAGAGAGAAGTACGAAGGTAAGAAAGAAGCATATAATCAAAAGGGAAACAAACAAGAATTAACCGCAGGAACTTTTAAAATAGAGCAAAACCTTTCCAGAAACGAAGATGGGTTCTTAATTATTTCTGGAACTGCACTAGCAGAGGGGACGTATCACGGTTTATTCTACCCCGCGGAAGAGATTGAAATGGGGGCTAGCGGTTTAGTAGGGGTAGATTTGCGTTTTGACCACAAAAAAGTACGGGTAGGGGAGGTTTTGACCGCAAAGTATAAAAACAAGAAACTTTTATTTAATGCAATAGTAACAGACTCTGAGTGCATCAAGAAGGTGCTAAGCGGTCACTTTGACTCCGTTTCTACTGGCGTGCGCGTCGAGATACGGAATGTAGGTCAAAGGAAAGTTGCTTATGACTTAGAGTTCGTCGAATTAAGTTTAACGAAAGACCCTGCGTGTCCTAGCTGTAAAATAGACAAAATAGTGTCCGCGTAAGTCTAGTATTGAGTTCTATATTAGTTAGAGGTATAAAAATGGAAGAATGTAAAATAAAGAAAGCTCTCGAGTTACTGTCCGACGTAGTTGATAATCAGGATAAAGAACTAGCGGAAAATGCGGAAATTTCTGAAACCTATGATTTGCTTAAACGTGCGACGTTGGAATTAAAAGAGCGAGAGAGCGAAGTTGAGACATTACAGACCGATTTGAAGGATTATAATGACCTTAAAGAAAACTTTTCATATATGACTGCATTAATTGGAGAAAAAGACACTGCTGATTATTTATCTTTTATTAAAGGTAGTGTGAGTGAAAGTCCTAATGGTGAAGTTAAAGAATTAGTCGAAAAGTGGAAACTAAAAGGCCAGGAAAAAACAGAAGCAGTAAAAGAAACCGAAGACGAGGTTGTTGAGGCTAAAGAAGAACCGGTTGCTGTTGTAGATGCTGAGGTTTCTGAAGAAGCGGAAGTGGTAGCAGAGCCAGTGGCCGAAGCACCCATTCCCGCGGACAAAGAACTTAAGGAAAACTCTGAGGAAAAAGTTGATGTTCAAAAAGAAGATAAAACAGATGTTAAACCGGAGAAAAAGGAAGAATCTGCAAAAGTAGAACCTACAGAATCTAAACCCGCAGCGGAAGACAAGAAAGACGATATTAAGTTACGTAAAAGTGTAGTTAAGGATAGTTCAGAAACAGATGATAAACCTAAATATGTCAGAGATATGAACATGATATATAGATGGGAAAAATAAAAAACAAAAACAAAGAGGAATAAAAAATGCCATACGAAAGTGAAGGACACATATTGAATATGAGAACGGCAGAAAGCCAAACGATTACAGCGGGATTAGTACTGGAATTGAAAGCGGACGGCGATGTGGGTGTATCAACAGCAAGTTCGGCTACCATTTTGGGAGTCGCATTAACTGATGTTACAACTACCGCAGCGGACCAACGTTATCCAATTGCAGTAGTAACCAAAGGGCTATGTGAAGTTACTTGTAGAACTGCAGTAAATGAAGGTAATTTAGTGACGGCGCGAGGAACTGGCGGCTCAGTAGGTGTAACAGTAGGAGGAACAGTTACATGTATATTGGGGCGAGCAATAACTGCGGGAGCAGCAGGAGAGGCAATTGACGTATTGCTTTAGAGGTAATAAAATGAAATCTTTACAAGAATTAATGATGACGACAACCTCTGAAGGGGAGCTTATCCAAGAGCAGATTTATGAAACCATAATTCAGGCTGCTAAAGAAGAGCGACTCCGAGAAGTATGTCGTGTAATAAGACTAACGCAGGGAAGTTCTTTGAACTTTGAACTAGCAACAGCAAACGCAATGTCGGTAGGACTCGTCGCAGAAGGCGCAGAAATACCAATCGACGTCAGTGCCTACAGTGAACGAGTATTCACACCTAGGAAATACGGTGTTCGACCATTAATAACCACAGAAATGATTGAGGACGCAAAGTTTGATGTCATTGAAGAAAACATCCGAGAAGCTGGTTACCAAATGGGTAGGAACGAAAATGCATTAATTGTAGTAGCACTAGCTGCAGGTTCGGCAATAACTGCAAATCACGCGTTTAATTCCGTTGGAACTGAATTAGATGTTGATGACATTGTAACCGCTATGCGGAGATTAGAAGAGAGCAACATGCACGCAGATACCATGATTATAAACCCGAAACAAGCGGCTGAATTACGTTTGATAGATACCTTTGTTGAAGCAGACAAATCTGGTGTAAATAACCCAATAAACATGTATATGATTGGACAAATCTTTACCATAAAGATTTATGTAAGTGTAGCATGTACTGTTGAGAAAGTTTATATCTTTGACAAAAGATACGCATTGGCTTTAGTAGAACGAAGACCTTTAACAATTGAAAACTACAAAGACAATATCCGTGATATGACTGGAATAGCTGTGACCCAAAGACTAGCAATAGACTATCTACGAGCAGAAGCAATTTGTGAGATAACGATAATATAAACTTCGGTTTATATTATTATGAGGTAAAAAAATGGGAATGAGAGACGGAATAAGAACGGGCGAAATCAGAGCAGATGACATAGATGTTGCAGATGACTTGTCTGTAACTGATGATGTAACTGTATTGGGCGACACACAATTAGGCGACGCTACAACTGATACCGTTACGTTATACGCTGACATAACAACCTCAGGCAATCCAGAGATTGATTTTTCTGGCTCTAGTGGTGACTTTAAAACAACAACTGGAACTGTAACAATTGGTGGAACTATTAGCTTAACTGGTGACTTAACAATAGCAGCTGATAAAGACCTAGATTGTTCGGCAGGAACAACCGCAGTAGACTTTAGTTTAGGAACAGGAGCGTTTAAAACAACAACTGGAACAACCACATTAGGTGGTGCAGTTAGTATAGCATCAGGAGTGGATATAACAGCAGTAGGTGGGACAACAAATGTAGATTACAGTGGTTCAGCAGGAACGTTTAAGACACCAACAGGAGTAAACACACTAGGTGGAGACACTACTATAACGGGAGCAAAAACATTTGGTACAGGAACTGGAGCAGTAACTATAAACGGACCTTTAGGCATAGCAACTGGTATTGACATAACTGCAGTAGGAGGAACTACTAACGTTGATTACAGCGCATCCGCGGGTACATTTAAGACATCAACTGGCGCAAACACACTGAGCGGAGACACAACTATAACTGGTGCAAAGACTTTTGGAACAGGAACCGGTGCTGTGACAATAAATGGACCACTAGGAATTGCTACTGGAATAGATATAACAGCAGTAGGTGGAACAACCAATGTTGACTACAGTGCTTCAGTAGGAACGTTTAAGACATCAACTGGAACCAATACACTAGGTGGAGACACAGTTATAACGGGAGCAAAAACATTTGGTACAGGAACTGGAGCTGTTACAATAAGCGGGCCATTAGGGATTGCGAGTGGAATAGACATAACTGCAGTTGGAGGCACCACTAATATAGATTACAGTGGTTCAGCAGGAACGTTTAAGACACCAACCGGAACAGCAACGTTAGCTGGCGATGTAATCATTAGCGGAGCTAAGATACTAACAACCGGTACCGGAGATACTACGATTAGCGGCGATGCTAGAGTATTGACAACTAAGAACATTTTCTTGAACAATGTTGCGGGTGGAACGTATCCACTAGTAGCAGGACTAGAAAGTGCAACTAAGGCCTACGGTATCGCAGTTGGTGGAACAACGCTATCTGGCGGTTCGAACCCTGTAGCATGGGGAGTAACGTTTAATGCAGCTCCAACGGTAATAGTTGGATATGGGGAGAATGTTACTGCAGGAACTTACCCAGGTGTTGGCAACGAAGGAACTACTGGTGGAAGTATTTACGGTGCACACGGAAAACTAGTTACATGGATTGCTTTTGGACAAGTACAGGCTTAATTAGCCTGATTTTTTCTTTTTTTTATTTTTAATTTTTATAAGAAGATTTAAATATTAGGATAGTTATTAAACAGTAGGTAATTAAAAATGGCAGCATCAGCTACTAACGTACAATATTTATTAGGAGATTATTACACTGAGATGGGGGCAGACAAGGTTGCTATCGTGGCAGCACAACTTGTTAGGGCTCAGAATTACGTCGACAAATACACAGGAAGCCAAACTGGCGGCGTCGTTGACAATGTAGTGGAAGATTTAGCAGCATCGTATTGTTTAATAAGAGCGTCTAGTGCCGCAGGGGCAGGAGATTCTTTTGACGTAGCAGTTAGTGGATTATCTGTAAGTGCATCTTCAGCAACCACGACTGAAATCACGGGTAAGTTGAAAATTTTACTAGATAGTATTAAAGATAAATTACAATTGTTAGGTATAGCATACGACCATTGGGTAATTGATTAATGGCAGTAGTAGATATTGCGCGAACTGGAGTGAATAGAGTTCTAAGTAAATTCGGAGCCAGCTTTCAATATTGGACTGCAATTAATACTTATAATGCCTACGGGGATAAAACTTCATCTTGGGCCGCACCAACATCTTTTACTGCAGCGATGGCTCCCGCTAGCAAAGAGCAAATAAGAGAATTAAAAGAATTTGGGAGACCAATAACCTCTAAAGTAACTTTAGTTTGTCTTCCATCTATTAATATTAATACGAATGATAGAGTTAGTGTTTTTAGTGACTACTATGAAGTTTCTGACGTAAATGAAGTTGCCGTAGGTGGCACAAAGATATATAAACAAGTAGTGACTAATAAAATCACGCAAACTTAATAATCATTTAGTCTGGCTGGACTAAATCGATAACCTGCGAGGTTGAAAGAATGGTAACAATTACACAGGCGAATTTATTTTCCAACGTATGGAGAACTATTTATAATCTTCTTAAAGATAATGTAACCGACCCTAACGCCAGAGGAAAGATATGGGTTTACGGAAGTTTTCCAGATGTTACTGGAAGTAGATTTCCAAGTTATCCTATTTTAGTTGTTAAGCCAATTAACGTTTCCGATGAAAAATTAAGTTTTAAAGGTGGAGTTAGACAAGATAGTATATCTATTTTTATAAAACTATACTCTAACGATGCGGTAAATCTTGACGTAGTTTTTGATGATGTTCGTAATCAACTACGAACAAATGAAAGTTCGCTCATTACAGATGGATTGAGAAATATGAGAATTAATTCAACAGTTCCCTTAGTTATTGTTATAGGGGGAGAAGATATTCATGTATCAGTTATGGAGGTTAGATTTAACCATGTTTAAAGCTAAGATTTATAATTTAGAAAACATAAAAAAAGCAACGATGATTTTAAATAGATTAGAAGGCAATATACGAAGAAAGGCGAGTAAACGCATAATTAACCGTGTCCTTGATAGGGGAGCAAATTATGCAGCACAAGGACGTGAGTTTGCAGAAGTTCGAGGCGGGTCGTCAGTTGGTGGATTAAGAGAGAGTGTTCATAAAGAGAAAGTAGCTACGACTCATGGAGAATTAGTTGCTGCCGCACCACATGCTCACATAATAGAACATGGTGGTACTATAACTGTGGAAGGATACGCTTTTGTACCAGGAAAAGGTATGGTTCGTTCTCCTACAGAAACACACGTTGCAATAATAGAACCTAGATGGTGGTTTAGAGAGACTGCAAAGAGAATGGATGAAGATATAGAAAGTATTTCCGGGGAAGAAATAGATATAGCGCTGCAAGACGCAGTAAAAATATAGAGGTAAATAAAAAAAATGGTAAATATATGGTGGTCTGACTTAGTGTCAGACATACGAATAAGACCTACAGCGGAGGCATCGAGTACAGTAGTTACAGGCGAAATCAGAGAATTTAGTCTTAGTGGTGGCGATAGAGATGTAGAACAAATAAAAACATTCGGGGCTAATGAATTTGGCCACGAAAAAAGTATGGAAATGTGGGAAGTATCTTTCACATTATTGAGTAGTGATGTTGATTGGGCAGCCTTACATTCAGGTGGAACTGATAGTGGATTCTTTGCAGCAGGAGCAATGCCGCATGCAATTACAGGAGACACTACGCGAAGTAAAGCACACGTTCAAATATTATTAAGAACTGATGCTACTGTGAATAGGGAACTACGACGTTTGACTTATAAAGATTGTTGGGGCGTAACAAGAGAGCTTAGTTTAGATACTGACGACTTCTTTGAGGAAACAATAAACTTTAAGTGTTTAAGTAGCAGTTACATTGAAGAATACACTGATGATGCGTCTGCAAGTGCCTTACCAACGGCAAATTACATAAATAACTTGTAAATGAAATATCTGACTGTAACCAACTGGTTTGATAAAGAACTCTTACCTAAAATTAAGCATAAAACAGGGTATTACCAGTGGTTACAGGTTTTCAAAGGAGATATTGAACTTTTTAGCCAAGTTGAAGATTACGAAAAATATGACGTAGTGCAGATTAATATGACTGGAGGGGACATGAATTTAATACCTGAAGTTAGGAATATTTTAGGAAAGTCCTCTTCAACTAAAATTATAGCTAGTACGGATTATGCTATAGAGCTATGGCAGCAAAGGTATGGACATCCTTTTTTGCTGAAGCATATGGCTAACTGTGCTGATGCTGTAATTTCTACAGAGTATTGTTTGGCAACCGCTTTAACAACGTTATTGGGTAGAAAGATTTACAAGATTCCGCATCCAGCGGATTTGAATTACTTGAGGAGACAGAAAAAACAACCGAAAAATATTGCGGGAGTGATGTATCATAGGTATGATGACCAGATATATCCTCCTTATTTAGCAATTAAAAATACGGGTTATACGCCAGCTTTGTTAGGTTTTATTAGGAAAGAGTCCAGACATTGGGGAATAGTTAATAGTTTATTTCCAAATATAGTGGGATATACCGAGCATAATGAAATTTTGAAACATATGGGAAGATGCAAATTTTTGTATGAACCTACCACAATTCATACATATGGGAGAGTATCCGTGGAAGCTGCAGCGATGGGAATACCTTGCGTAGGTAGCATATTTTCTGAAGCTCAGCGTACGTTGTTTCCAGAGCTGACGTCTAATCCGTATGATTTTATTAAAATACATAAGATTATAGAAAAGTTATCTAATAAGGATTATGTTAAAAAGATATTAGAAACAGCAAAAGAGCGAGTTGAGGTTTATTCTCATAAATCTTGCAGAGAAGCGTTTATGAACGTATTGGAGGAAATAAAATAAAATGTTATATGCCGGAAGATGTATAAAGTGTCAGCGTAAGGTTTCCTTACCAACGTACACTAGAATAGTGATGTGCCAATCTTGTAATAGAAAATTAAGTGAGGCTAAAGCCGAACGAGAACTAGCAAGGATAAAACAAGAAAAGAAAGATGAAAGAAGCAGAAGAAAAGATGAAAGAAGAACCGAGCGAAGGGCAGCGGATGATGAAGTGGATAAAGATATTTTATCCGATGGACCAGAGCCAGATAGTGGAAGACTTCAAGCAGTGGACGAGAGCGAACGCAGGGAATCGGATGATAGCAGCGTTGCAGATGTTGTTGAAGATAGCGAAGATACAAGAGAGTTTCAGCGACCTGAAAGTGAGGATTGATTCATTAGAAGAAAAATTCACTGAGTTCACAGAAGAACCTAAAAAAGAAGAAGTAAGAAGCAATCCGCCTACGTTTGGGCTTAAAAAAGAGGTAAAATAGAATGGGTAGATTTAATAAGTATTTGGGAGCAACCGAAATAGAAGTCGGCGGAGAAAAGTTAGTCTTAAAAGCGACAGTAGAAGACCAACAAAAATTAATAAATTTAAAGGACAAAAAAGACCAATTGGTTGAGACAGTAAGTATTTTATTGGGCATTATGACAAAAAGTTATCCAGATGAACCTAAAGAAGAAATGGAAGCTTTTGTTATGAAACACTCAATGGACTTTATGAAAAAACTTGTTGTTGCGTGGAAGTGGGCTAAGTCCGAGGAAGAGATAGATCAAACTATTCAAAAGGCTGTTGAGAAAACTGCTGCCCCTTTGTTAAAAAAGGGTTAGGAGTTCTCGCAGGCGGACTGGGTAAGTTATCGGCTGGGTTGACTAAGAAGAAAAGGTTAGGGATAGAGGAACAACTAGTCCGTGCTCTATTTATGATACAAAATGAATTTAAGTGGACTATTGAAGAAATAAGGATACTTCCAGCAAGTACGTTTGCTATACTTGTAGAAGAAATGGAAGAAAAAGGAAGGGCCATAAAAAAGGCTCAAAAGAAAGGTAAACGTGGTAAAAAAGGCGGTTCTAAAAGGAGATAATGGCAGCAGAAAGTAAAGCGTTAAAGATATTGATAGATTTTATTGTGAAATCTACAGGCGCGCCCATGGTAAAAAAAGAACTTGACTCGATGGGTAAGCAAGTAGCAAATCTTGCTAAGCAGTATGGCGTATCTGGAACTCAAATGAAAGCGCAGATACAGAAAGTTGGACAGCATTATAATGTAGTAGCAAGCAATGCGGCCAAGTTTAATCTTGTAGCTTCTGATTCGACACCTGCAATGGCGTTAAAACAACTTAGTAGTCAATTAGGAAAGCTAAATATGCAACTTGTCCCGCTTGGTACTAATGTTGCGGTAATGGATAAATTCTCAGCGAAAATTTACTCTACAGATATGGCAATGCGGTTATTATCACAAGGAGCTGTAACCGCTCAAAAGGTTATGGCGGGTTTGGCACCTCCGCAGGTATCTGCGGGTATGGATATGTTAAATCAGGTTGTGAGGAAAACGAATCTGTCTCTTCAAGTAGTAGTTTCTACATTGCAACAATTAGGTATAACAATTAAAGCCACAACTACTGGCGGAACTGCGTGGTTTAATAAAATGAACCAGGAAATAAGAAATACGGGGCAGGTTATAAGCCAAGTAAAGGCTAAGACCCATAAATTCAAGATGGAATGGCTTGGTATCATGTTTGGTATGATGGCGGTTAATAGGGTATTAATGAAATTCCTGCGAAGTTCTGTGGCTACGTATGAGAAAGTTACTGAAAAACAAGGAGAGTTTACTAAATTAACTAATAAATTATCTGCTGCATGGCAGTTCTTTAAATTTAGATTAATAGACGCTTTAGGTCAAGACCCAATGTTTAAGAAGTTCATAGATAAGTTAGCGTGGATATTAGATTATTTAAGCAGGATGGATACAGAAAATTTAGCAACATTGGCCAAATATTTATTTGCAATTGCGGGAATAACCGGACTCGCTATGATAGCTGCACAAATGGCGCTGTTGTTGGATTCTATTAAGATGTTAACTGCTGGTAAAATACTAGCGGGGCTAACAAATTTTACTACTAAGTTGGGTATTTTAAGAGGCGCACTCGCCGCATTAATAGGTTTATGGCTTATAGATTTAGTGTGGAAAATGGAAGTTGGCGAAATTCCGAAAACATGGGGAAATCTTATAAAGGGACTTTTTGGAGCTGCAGCATTTGGGTGGTTTATTGGAGGCCCACCTGGAGCATTAGCTGCTGGGATAATATACATCTCATTCCAGATATTGTCCCCTATAATGAAACGTTTTCAAAAAGCATGGAAAGGAATGCAAGAAGTAGGTAAAAACTTCCCTGTTGGGAGGCGGCCTCTAGTTGATCTTAAATCGCAAATCCGAGAGACTGGAACGTTTTTACGTTTGTTTACAGGGGATAGCAAGAATGCGGCAGATGAGATGGCATATTTAGGTCGCGAGTTTGACGCTTCGCAACCTGCTTTTAAGAATTTTAAGTCGAGTTGGGATACTATTAATTCTACAATGAGCGATACCTCTCGGACCGTAACGTTAGTTAATGACCAAGGAGAAACACTTGTGGCATGGGTCGATCAAGTAGCGGGCGTTCTTGAAAAATATCCTGAATGGAAAGTAGCAGATGATATAGTTACAGCAGGAGATGCGGCCGGAACGACCGCAAAATCAGTTGATGATTTGGCTACTGCGTTGAATGCGGTAGACGCTAGCGGAATGATTACGCAAACGAAGGGAGCGAAAGATGAATCAGCAGAGTTTTCAACAGAATTAACAGGAGCGTCACTCGTACCAGATTTACAGTTGTTAAATATTGAATTAAAACTTGCCGCAGAATACTTTTTGTTATGTTCACAACGTACCTCTAGTTTAAATACACAAATAGCAATTTTATCCACTAATATCCAAACCATTACTACGACTACGGAAAACTTAAGCGCTACTGCTGGCGAGATAGATATTTTTTCAAATACAATGCAGGACGCATCCAGTACGATAAGCCAAGCGTTAATTGGTAGAACTGGACTAATAGAAGCTCTTAACTTAGCAGCGCTTGCGATAGCAGAGTTCGGAGGAATGACTAATAATATGATAGTTTATGTATTAAATTATCGAGATATTATAAAAACAATAGGGTCAACGACGTTACCGATATTTACAGAAAGTTTAGCAGCTTCTACTAGCGGCCTTGATGAAGAAGCATTAGCATTTATTAACGCAACAACTCAAGCAGAAAAATATGTAAAAGCACTCGAAAAAGTGAGGATAGAAAGGGCACGAAGTAGTATTAGTAACGCAACATCAATCAAAACAGAGGTTCAAAGAAGGGGAACTGGATATGGTGGTCCTAGATAAAAATGGCAGATATAAAAATAACTGATACTGGAAAAAGAGCGGTTGGAGATTTGGCTGCACAAGAAACAGATATAGCTAATAGTGGTGCTGCGATAGAATTAAAATCTGTAGAGATTACAATGGAACAAGAACAAATGATGAATATTGATCCAGCTATCGCTAAAACAGTTAGTAACGATTCAGCAAAAATGTTTACGTGGCCGGATATTGATGTTACTGGAGTAGATTTTAGAAAATGGACTATACGTGGAGTGTTAGATTCCACAAGTTTAACCGATATGCAAACATATAGTCAATTGTGTAGTTTAGTTAGAACAAAGGGTTACAAAATATTGGCTCCATTTAGTGGAAACCCACTACATGCAGGGGGGGGAATAATAGCATATAGTAATGAAGCAGGAGCACCATTGTCCAGTATAAATGTAAGAATAAAAGTATTTACTTCAAATGTGCGCTCGACCGAAGGCACAATAAATTACTCAATAGAATTAGTGGAGGATTTAGAGAGCTAATGGGCGTAGTATTCTATAAAGTCTATTGGACATCGGCATCCGCTGGCGTAGAAGTAGACATTTCTGAAATTACGAATGGTTCTTTATTACGTGCGCTAGAAGCTAAGTCAACTACTGCTACTTTGAGTTTTAAGAATTCGTATTACCCAAATAGAATTATGCGAAAGTATGTATTAACTAACAATAGACTCTTTGCTATTAAAAATGACGATACTATTATGATTTATGTGGATCACGAACCAATAACTCGCGCAGCGAACCAGCTTTTGATTAACGGGTTTGTAAAGGAAGTTTCACAAACATTTGAAGAAGGAGGCGTTAAAATGGAGGTAACGGTTGTGGATAAGACATACATTCTTTTGAGTAAAATACCGGCGAAAAGATATTGGGATGGGCGAACACCCCCTCAAATAGTTCGACACATAGTGGAACAAGTTGCTACTGGCGAGATTTCTATTGGCGGTATAGATACTGTTCACCCTAAGGGTGGTGCATTTAATCCAATTTCTTTTGCTGGGTCTATAGAAAACGCGTATGAATTAATACGAACCGTGTCGCAACCAGAATACTGTCAGACTCTTCCTGGTGCTGGTGGTATTGCTGAGCCACAGTTTTCTCCTAGAAACTTTATTTTTTGGGTAGATGCGCAGAATATGTTTCATTGGAAGTACCCTGATGACGTTGCAGACTACACTGAAAGTGACGAAGAATTATCCATTTATTCTGAAGAATTTTCCCATGATTCATTTGATGTTGTAAATATGTATATTTTTGATTGTGGTGTTTTCCCAAATCCTTCGGGAAAAGATTACCATATTTACTGGTATTTATTTAATGAAGCTAATGCTGGTGGAGAATTAAGAATGAAGTTTATGCCTATGACGGATATTACAGATGGTCCGAATGGTATGCGAAACCAAGAAAAAGCAAGGATGGCTGGACTTGGGAATCTGGACGCGGATGATGATGGTTATCCAGATGCTTATCCTTATTTAACTAATTGGAGAGATTCTAATGGAGATACAATAACTGTTAATAGTAATAGCGAATATTACTCCGCGTTTAGAGATGAAGCCATAATTAGGGGGGAAACAAGAGCACGTGGATTCTTTAAATCAGTGGGGGAAGTAAAGTTAGCTGGTTCTATTGAATTAAAAGGAACAAATGCTTACGGTGTTGGAGAAGTTATTAACTTTACGGCACCCGCATACGGGATACAAAACCAGTTACTCCGTGTGAAGGAGGTAAACCACAGTATTACTAAAACTGGCTGGTTTACTACAATCGCGTTGAACCAAGATGAAAGTTTAATTACAGCATAATGGCAATAACAGATTCAGATATAATTGGTAAAGCAGAAACTGATAGAGCGGAAACTAAACTGCAGTTTGCTGGACGTGACTCTAAAGATTTTGTATTCCAACGCTTCACAGAAAATATATCCGTAAAACAAGGCCCAACTATTCTTCAATCTCGCGCATTGGGTGGAAGTATATTTGTTCTTGGCCATAATGTTTACGGAATATTAGGAACAAGTCGTTTAGGAGACCTTGGTATGGGAGCATGGACGTGGCAACGTGTTGTTAATCCTAATGATACTTGGACTGAAATGATTAGAGATGATACTTTTGAAGGGGCAGCTACTGCGGGTAGTTGGGATATTGTTAGTCATAATTGGATTATGTCTCCTGCTACAGGAGGAACTATTGAGACTAAATCACTATGCTTAGGGCAAGGAACTATTACTAACGCCACGCCAATATTTCATGCCGATTCTATTGATTATGGAGCAGCTCTTAATTTTGATGGTGCTGTGGGTGGAAGTGAATACATTAGTGTTCTTGATGCTGCTGATTTAAGTTTTGGAGATGGAGCTAACGATAGTGCTTTTTCAGTATCTGCTTGGATAAATGCAGATGTTGTTACTAATTTCCCAATAATAAGTAAGTATGGTATTAATGCTGCGACTAGAGAGTGGTTCTTTCATTTAAGAGGAGGAGCTGACGCGGGGAAACTATCATTTTTAGTTTTTGATTCAAACATAGGTTCTTATCTAGGACGGCAGTACGATACGCCTTTAAATGCAGGGGAATGGTACCACGTTTTAAGTACTTATAACGGCGTAGGTGGCGCTAGTGCGGAGGATGGAATAAAACTTTATCTTAACGGAATACGAGTCGATAATGCGGATTATCCACCTAATGGCGTATATGTTGCAATGCATAATACTGCTCAAAATGTGTGGTTTGGTAGAATGATTAATACATATTGTGATGGTAGAATAGATGAGGGTGCTATATGGAGTCGAGAATTAACAAAAGCCGAAGTTAAAGATATTTATAATCAAGGAATGGGATTATACTTGGACAAAGATAATGAGTTTCTGTCAACAGGAACATCAGTCGGAGGTAGTTTAGTAGCGTTATGGCATTGCGATGAAGCAACAGGAGGAACAATTTATGATAGTTCCGATAACTCATATAATGGAATTTTAAACAATATGGAAGATGCGGATTGGGTTCCTGGAAAAATAAGAATTGGAACAGGGGGAACATTTAATATATTTCTTAGTGCTAACGCGGGAGGGAGTTGGGATACTGCTACTAATAACACATTAACTCAATTTACAGTGCCAGGCTCAGATTTAAGACTAAAACTAACCAAAACAACAGGGGTGGCTCAAATACACGTTGAAGACCTCACCGGATTATCTCATGCAATACAGGTGTCATACAATGATTAAACGCAAAATTAAAAT